TTATTAGGAGGAACGGGGGAAACCGCATCAGGAGATAGTGGTTCAGTGTCCTCTATTGAGAACCCAAATAACTTTGCCATAATTTATTTTAAGTTGATCTTTAACCTATTTATTAACCGTTTGGACCGCCAGCTCCAGTGGTCTTAATTGATTGAACTTGGAATTCAACAGTAAATTCCTCAATCGTATCTCCACTATCATATGATACATCAATTTGAGATACATTTGTTGGGAAGATATCAATAAATTCGTATTCCTTCAATACAGTATTCGCTGATCCTGTGCTGTCTCTACTAGCTAAAGTTGAACCTCTACCCAATTGATAAACCTTTGCATTTCTCATATAAGCATCAGGACTAGTTGCGCCAAGGTTTGTATCAAGGTTAGCAATCAGATTTGACCATGCCTCGAAAGCAGTTCTTAAAAGAAATCCTTCATCATTGATAACTGTGACCGTCCAAGGGTCAATTGTTCTATCTCCAGCGACTTTAAAACTTCTTCCTCTAAATGCGACATCAATCGATGCTACATTTTGTGCTGGAAGTGCAGCTGCTTTGCACATGAATCTAAAGTTGTCAGCATCCCATCCAGGGATTCCGTCTGGTAAAGTGGTTAGTTCAACTTCAAATAAGTTAGGGCGAGCACCGCCCCCAACCATCGCTGCCTTAAACTGAGAGATTGTTTTGTTTTCTCTTGTTGATGCCATTGTTAAGTCCTCCTTTTGTTATTTAGATACTAAATTAAACTCTACCAACGACTTCTTCAAATGCAACACCAGTTCTGGTGGCAACGAAGGTTAGTGTGACATAGTTAATAGATTTTGTTGGTTTCAGGAAGATATCTGCCCTGAATTCATTGTTATCGATAATATCAGGAGTATTGTTTGTAGTATCGCAAACAACGAAAAATCCATACAATCCTCTCTTCGCTTGAACATCACGAAGATATGGTTCAACAATGTTTTTAAAGTTTGCTCTAGTTAGTTCATCATTCAATTCGAAGAGTTGAGCTTCAGCAGCTCTTTGTAGTGCTTGCTCCACTGTGAGGAACAAACGACGAACATTAATTCTATCAAATGCTGACGCATAACCAAGGGCAGTTTTGTCACCGAACAATAGAGTTCCAATTCCAGGTGAAGTAATAACAGAGTTGATTCGTGCTGGATACAATCTATCTCTTTGCGCTTTATTGGGGTTGTATGCAAGTCTGATAGCATTATTAATGATTCCACGCTGTTGTCCTGCAGGAGAGAACCAAGGATATGCAACAATCGCTGTGCGAGTCATTAGACCTGCAACGTCAGCGTTTGTTGGAATAAAGCGGAACTTATTATTAAATCTATCATAAGTGTACTTGTAACCACTGTCAAATATTGCATATGATGAAGAACTTAGTGAGCTGAAAAAGTCAATTAGATTGTTTGTTTGAGTGGTTGTATTAGTAAGTCCAATTAAATCACCTCTGTGTGGTCCAATCACTGTGACACAATCTTTTCTTGCTTCTGCAAGTGAAATCAAGAAACCTGCTTTTGCTTGAGAATCTGACTTACTATCAAATCCAGGCCCCATAATAATGTAATCGAGTGGAACTTCATCTTTATTAGAGAATAAATTGTAAGAAGTGATTAAATTACCTAATGTTGGTTTCATCCCACCATTACTGCCCACTGTTGGAACACCACCTGAATAATCAGTACCACCGCCAAGAGTGTATGAAACATTTCCAATAGCAGCAAATGTTACACTCTGAGCATTTTGTCCCCAGAGACCATCTCCAGTTGGGATAGGCGTGAATGATGCAGACTTGACTCCAGAGTAAGTTGTAAATCCAGTCGCTCTAGGGAATGTGCCGTGATAGGAATCTGCCGCATTAGATGGATTACCACCTGCATAAATGTTAGCAGAAAAATCTGCTAAGTATCCTTCATACCATATTCTTTGAGGAGCATTTACATTTGAAATCGCATCGAACGCTTTTGAAAGACTAATATGCTTTTCGAGTATATTTCCTCTAATTCCTGTGATAGATCCAATATCATCAACTACAGCAATGTGTAAAGCATCATTATAACCCTGAGCATCTAAAGAAAACTTATTTGTGCTTGGTTTAGGCGCAAGTTCTTTCCAGAAAATAGTTGAGTTGGTAAGACCTAGTGTTTGTTGATCATACCAGTCTACGACTGTTGCGGGAGTAAAGGGAGTTATTGCGGATAACCCAGTATTGACCCCAACACTATTCACAAAGAACAAACTTGATGAAGTGGTATATGAGAATAAAGCGGATCCCTCAGCATAATCAATTTTGGTTTCAGTGCCCGTAGAGGATACTCTGGAAACAATTTTTACATCGATTGTGCTTGCTGAATTGGTTGCATCGGTGCTAACACCAGTAATGATACCCTTTAGATATCCACTGAATACTGATGTTGTTCCTGCACCTGCGCTTGGTAATACGACATTAGAAAGCAATGCTGTGACGCCAGCACCAATCGTTGCGCCAGCGGTTGCTAAACTTGTGGTTGTAATTCCAATTCTTTGATCTGCTTGATCATCAATAAAACAAACTTTTAAACTATTTGCCCAAGAACCTGGAGTTTTTGCGGCATATGTAAAATCTGTTGCCGTTGCATGGTTATTGTTATAATCATCATAGTTATCGATATCAACTGATGTATACGCAACTCCAACGCCAGCGTTTGCGTTATTAAGGTTCGAACCACCAGTTCTAACTACTTTAAGAACACCGCCGTATGAAAGGAAAGATGCTGCACTCATCCAATACTCGTATTGAGCATCAGTTGAAAGAGGTTTGCCAAATACATTAATGAGATCTGTCTCATTAGTGATGTTGACACAGTAATCAACGGGTCCAATTGGAAAAGGTCCTGCAATCGCTCCAATATTATCTAAAACATTATCAGCTCTTCCTACTGTTAAGTCAACCTCTCTGACTAGTACGCCTGGAGATAATTGAGGAGTAGCCATGTTTTTCTCCGTAAAATTCTCAGTTTATCTGAAAATATTTATTATTTACAACTATTTCGCAGGGGAAACGTGACGCGAACTACCAGTCAGGATATTCCCATTTACAAAAGGGAGGTTTTAACTTTCTTTGGTCTAATATTCTCTTAACAGTGCATTCTTTACACTCATAAGAGTAAGAGGACGCTACTGCTCCTCTATTTTTTCTAGTTCTATAAAAACTATCAACAAGATTTTTAATCTCTCCACATACTCTACATTTTCTATCAACAAGAAGTAAATGACCTAGATTAATCTGACTATCTAACTCCATCATTTATATTCCCACATATAAGACATGTCCCCATATTCGTCAGTGAACCAACGATCACCTTCCGAATCAACAAAACTTGCATTTCCCAATCCATCCTCAATAAATCCAAATGGTGCCATGTCCTGTTCTATTTGATTCTTTTGTTCTTCATACAATCTTTTACGAATGTCTTGATCTGTGAGTTCCTTAAAATAATCTTGAGCGACTAACCAAGCGTATATGACAAGGCACATTGCTAAGTCATCATTACATCCCTCCTCTGCTTCAAAAGAATTATGTTTAGAAATAAATGTTGTTAACTCAGAAATAATTTCATAATCCTTGAATAAAAGTTTATCACTTTCAATCATTGTTTTGAGATTGAGCGATCCAACTTTTTTGACCGTTTTGGACATTTTAACGCCAAGTTGAGTTTTCTTTCCACTAAATCCTTGACCAACAATTTGACCTGCTCTACCTCTCATAGAGCACATCAAAACATTTTGATACTCTAAGTCATAATGTAACAATGATGCTACCTGATCTCCAATATCATTTACTTCGCAGAGAATATATGCACCATTATAATTCTTTGCTACTTCATAAATGATATTTGGAAACAACATCGGTTTGATCTCATTATTTCTATACTTTGCTACAACTCTATGCGGAAAAGATGTGATATCAACAACAATGAATGCTGAATAATCTTCACTGACTCCTCTAGCAACGTCAACTGTAATTACATAATCGTGATTCTCCTCAACCTCATTATAAACATCTAGTCCAGCGTTTCTTTTTAGTGGATGCTCGTAAACAAAATTTTTAAGTTTACTTGGAGCAATAAGTGTATCTACTGACCCTAAAAATTCACATTCAAATTCAATCTTGAACTGCTGTTCGGAGGTGTTAGCAATTGTTTGTAATCTCCATCTGTCATCTCTACCGGGGACCTCAGACCAGTGAACATCTGTAGGAATATATTCATTTTTACTTCTTTCTGCATCATGCCACATGCGGTAGAAATGATTCATACCGTGTGGAGTAGAAACTATGATGACTTTCGTGCTTTTGCCAGAAGTAATAGTAGGATAAACAGATGCAAAGAACGAGTCTGCAATATGGTTTGGAACGAAAGCGAATTCGTCGAGGAAGAGGATATTAA